TTGATTTCACTTCGTTCATCAACTGATTGTCTTCTAAGTATCATCTAGATACTGTGGTCATAATTCACCGTATGCACGGTGAACATGAGAGAGCATCATCCGAGTAGCCCAGTCATCTATTCTAAAGAGATTGTTGTTTCCAACGCGGAGGCGGTTGACCGGTACCCCCTACTCTAGCTTCACATATCAACGGAACCCTAGTAACCCGAAATAGATCCAAGTCCTATAAGCATGGGTCGTATCTTTTTCACGTTGCCCAAACCATTTGCTGCCTTAAGTTAACAGTTGCCTTTGACGCCCAAGTCTGAACCGGGTATTGCACCGTTCCTCAATGGGGCTGAGCCAAACACTCAGCACAGAGTCGTGATTAAAGTTTGTTGATGATGTGTGAGCCATGCACACGAACTTGAATATGGCCGTTATAATAATCTGTTGATTCTAATACTTTTCTTGTGAACTGTTCTCTTGCTTCAATGTACGAACATTCTGATTTTGATTTACAATAGTAAAGTATTTCTCTGGTAAAGTTTTCGGTGCCTAGTTTGATTACGTCTGCGGTTAATTCTGGGCTTGACCCATAGTACTCTCTCCAATCTGAATCGATCTTTGATCGTATCTTCTTCCGCTTCTTTGTGCCGTTCTTTTGTTTGACTATTTTATATGTTGTTTTGCTAAACTTTGCTAATTTTTTGCCTATGTACTTGCGTCCAGATAGATTATTTGTGATTAGATAAACAAAACCTACACATTCTTCGGGCAGTGTCTCAATTGGGGTATCTTGATAAAGCCATGTCATGTGCAAATTTGATTATGTGCTATAGTTAGTCCTTTTACCAAGAAGTGGCGTATTTTTCGTCAACTAATGCACTTGAGCATTTGGTTTGACATTCTTGCCACTTGTAAGTTTGGAACTCGTTGGTCCAAAAACTATCCGCTAATACGTCTGTTAATGTTTTTGTGTTTAGATTGAAGTTGTTTGCTAGTTGTTGCCAGTCTGAATTGTGATTGTATCTATTGGCTACCCAACAGCAAGGAAATAACCTGCCGCGGGCATCAATGTACAATCCTTTGTTGCCTATCTCGCATAACGGAGTAACACCGTTACGACTTTGAGTTTGATTGAATAGTCGGTTGTTTGTGAGCGAAATCGCAGTCCATTTTCCTGCCTCTGTTAAAGGGGTAACTTCACGTTCAAAGCGATGTGAACTGCTGACGAATTTTACGCTGGGTTGCAACGGATCGTCCACGCCATATGATGGATACACACTGCCAAACTTTGTGCTCTTGGTCAATTGAAATCTGTCTACACCAAGTTGTCGGGCAACTTTTTTCATTGTGTCTATATGATGTTCGTTAAACTTGAATGCAATGGCAGCCCACACAATTTGGCAATCACTTATGCTACGCAGTATTTGTAACCCATCAATAATGCTGTCATAATCGCTGTTTACACGATATTGATTGTTGCTGGCGTTATTGTATCCATCTATGCTAAAGTGAACACTATCTTTTGAGTCTAACAAAGTGCCCAATTGAGTCCACCAGGTTAATTTTTTGTGTGATCCGTTAGTGACAATCACAATCTCAACAGGTTTTATATTTTTAAGATAGCTAATTACAGGTATCAAATCATGTGCATAGATAGGATCACCATCATCACCACAGAATGTAATCTTCTCTACATTGGTTCTCACAAACTCAGGAGTAAAGTTGCGTTTGAAAAATTCTAAATCTAATTCGGTATTAACAAGACTGTCAGGCACCTCTTGACGGGCACACCGAGGACACCGCAAGGTACACTTGCTGGAGATCTCAATGTGAAAATGCCAAGTTGCTAACATAATTCAATTTCTTTTCGCCACTGATTTGAAAATGCTGTTTTAGCTTGATCTGTTGAACAAGTTGCAACACAAGTTGCATGTTTCTTTGGATAAAAATCTACTACAGAGTCAGTGCGAACAAAATTTGTTTGTGTGGCACCAATCCAGCAACAAGGACTAAGATTGCCACGAGCATCTATATAAACACTTTTTTCTTGCTGTGCATGACATTTTATGGCACCATCAAATGAGTGTGCTTGATAGTTGCGTGGCCACTCCAGTCTGCCAACTAATGGCCGTTTGCTGACTTTAGCTCGAAACCATTTGAAACCCATGTCGCGAGCCAGCTGCTCACACTCGTCCACTTATGTTTGTTGTGTTGATAGATCAACATGTCCCAGTGTGCTGAACCACCTGCTTCGATAAATGCCTGTGCGTTTTGCATGAGCTTGGTCCAAATCACACCTTTTCTATAAACAGCATTGGTATCTTCTAATCCATCAATGCTGAATACCACATAGTCTCGGGGTTGGTTGAACAAGCGTCCAATTTCATGCCACCAGAAAGTGTTTTGTATAGCACCATTGGTGTTCATACCTAGGGTAACATTAGGATTTAAACTTCTGACCCATTTGTAAATGTCTCCAGTGTATGCACCAGCGGCTGGATCTCCGTAGTTGCCGCACATAAATACTTTGTCTAGACTCTTGATCCTACGATCACTGAAATGTCGTTGTATGTGTCCTATGGTCAAATGATGTTTTTGATCTTTGCGAAACGTTGAGTCTGTCTCTCTAGCACACGCTGGGCATGCGGCTTGACACACATCAGTGGGCTCAAGATGTAATACTTTGATCTTACGCAATTTCTACATCCGTGTTGTAACTGGTAAAGCCATTCTCTTTGATCACTTTGAGAATGTTTTCTACCCTGCTTGTGAGTTCATCTCTATGACTTACAAGCCAAATTGACTTGTGACGTTCACGACTCATTTTCTTTAGCAAGCCTAGTGCATTCTCTACACCTTGTGTGTCCAGACCGTTGTCAATCATCTCGTCAATGAACAGCAAGTTGATGGGTGAGTACAAACTTTCCCATACATCTCGAAATGCCCAGCTCATGCTTAAAATCAGTCGATTGCGTTCGCCACGACTCAAGTTGTCAAAGTCCAGTTCACGACCCAGTTCTTCAATGCTTACGGTCAAGTCGTTCATGAACTTCACTGTGTGTGGCAAGCCAATTCTATCCAAGTAATGTGTTAGACGTTGATTGAGATAGCTTAAATTTTGTTCAATAATTTTCTTACGTACAAAACTATCTTTGCTGGTCAACAGTTTGAGCAAGAAGTCTTGATGGTCTTGCACTCTAGTGAGTTCGTTCAAGTGATCGTAACTCACAACCTGCAGGGCCTGTTGTTGCATTTCGGTAATTTGTTCTGTATACGGATCGGTCTCTAGTGCTTTGCTATTGATCTGTGTTAGCATTGTAGTCATGCGACTGCGATGATCAATTGCTTGAGTTTCAGTATCATAATGCGTAACAGGTTGTGTGCCAACTTCTACAGGTGTGTGTTCTGCCAACTGTTCAGCATAGGGATCTGTTTCTGTACGTTTGGCATCAATCTTGTGCTGAATATTTTCCAGTTCACTAGAATGTCGAATTGCTTCTGTTTCTGTTTGGTAGTGTGTGGTGGGTTTGATGCCTAACTCGCCTAGTGCGCTTAGTGCATCAGTGTTCTCAATCCACTGTGTATTTGTGGATAGAGCCTGTAGTGCTGCCTCTTGCAAGGCTTTCTCTTTAGCAGCCAATACTGTTTCGTGATTGGTATCGTGGAAGTCTTGACCACAAGCATAGCACTTGTGAGCTTTTAATTCTTCAATTTCAGCTTTTAACTTATCAATTACTTTTTGTTCTTTGGCTTCGTCTGACACACATCTAGCAATGTGTTTTTCAAGATCCACAATGTCCTTGGCTCGCTGAGTGTAAGCAGCCAAGTTAGTGTGTGCTTGCAGTTCTGCTGTGATATCAATGTGGCTGAGTTTGTTGTAGGTCGATTCTAACTCACTGATGTCTCGGTCTTGTTTTTGTTTCCAAGCAGTTTGTCGACTCACAAGAGCAGTGTACGCATCTTGTTGTTGTTTTCTTGCAGACCACACAGCTAGATCTTTGTGAGCCAACAGTTCTAGTTCAATGTCAATCTTTGCTAGATCGTCATACTGACCAACTAGATAAGCCACGTCACTGTCGTACTTCTTTTGCCAAAGCACTTGTCTACGCTTTAAACTTTCAATCTGTTCTTCAATTCGTTTGTTGGCTTCTTGCACAGCACGAATTCTAAATTCTTCTTGCGAGATAGCATCTTTGGTCTGTCGGTTGAGTTCCTTGATTCGATCAGCACGCTCACTCAACAAGGTAATGCCCAACAACTGCTCAATAATAGTGCGCTGGTCGTTGGCCTTCAAACTTAGAAACGGTTCTGTGTATGTGTTCAAAGCCAACACATGTTTGAACATGTCGTGGCTCATGCCGATAATACGCTCTATAGCATCTTGTGTCTCTCTTGAATCCCCTTGTGCTTCGTCTTCTGCGGCCTTGTGTTCGTTGTTCACATAAAACCTGAGCACATTGGGTTTGCGCCCACGTTCAATTTTGTAATCTGTACCATTGATGTGAAAGTCTAGACTGACTAGCATGCCTTTGGCATTGGTCTTGTTTACTAGATTGTCTTTGCGGATGTTTGATAATGCTTGTCCGTATAATGCATAACTTAGTGCATTGATGATTGTGGTCTTGCCTGTGCCGTTTCTTGATCCATCACCACCTAGGTCTAAGTTTTCACCTAACACTAAAGTAAGATCGTTGCGATCAAAATTAATGGCCTGCGTGGCTGCGCCCACACTCATGAAGTTTTTAACAGTGAGATTTTTAATTTGTATCATGTGCTAGTATTGTATTTGCTAAGGCAATGTGCCCATCTTCTAATAAGTGGCCAGTTGATCCAACAGAATGTTCTTTGTGCAACTTTGTTATCCACCAAGCATTCCACCCTATGTAATTACTTGTATCTATTTGTTTTAACAATGTTTGAATTTCTGTGTGCTCATTAAATAGTATCTCATCATCCATTAGATCAAAACATACCAATGATTTTACGCTAGAGTTAAACAGATTCCAATCAACGCTCCATCGATTGAGATAATTATGATCTGCATTTAGCATAACATATGGTTTATTAATACTGTCTAGATATCGTTGTAACAATACAATATTTTGAAGCCAACGTTTAAAGTTATAAAGCTCGTTGTTCCAAAATACATAATGCAATTTTCCATATTCTTTAAATTCAGGGTAGTGACTATACAATGAATGCGTTAAATTTGGGTTAAAATTTACATCATGGTTGTTGTCTGACCGATAACGTGTAAATCTAGATGTATAAGTCCAGGCAATGTAAAAACAATCAAACTCGTTAGCATGTTTGATAGTTCTGTACATGATGCGATCGTTGGTGCCACCGCTGACAGCATCGTTTACAAAATCACAATTTAACTTTTTAGAAATTAGTGCAGGCCATGCTTGATTACGATCCGTTAGATCGTCTCCAAATGTATGGCTACATCCGTTAAAGTATAATCTCATAAGTTTTGATAAATCTTCAGCAGTAGTCGGTTGTCGTAGAATTCTGATTCAATGTTTGTGAGCTGGTCTGTGACAATTTGATCTACTGACTCAAACTTAATCTCGCCAGGGGCCATGTCTGTGTCTACATCCGAGTTTTTGTTTGGAATAAGCGACATCTCACGTAGGTCGTAGTCTTTCACAAACGTTTCTTTGATGAAGTTGGCTTCTTCGTATGAAATCTCAATGTCTAGTCCAACACGCACATGCATCTTGGGCTTAAGAAGAGCTGGAGCGTTATCAATAAGGTTGGCGAGTCCG